CCTGATCCGTGGTTCGTTTCTTGATCAATCCAATGCAGACGAGTTCATTCGCCTGCTCGAATTCGCCCACGAAAAGAGCGAAATTGCGCTGAAGAAGATCCGCGCGCCGCTGTGGAAGGCTTGAAAGAATCACGCCACCCTCCTGTTATGCCCGACCATTTCCCAGAGCCTTGCGCGCGCGTTGTCGAGCATCAAGCGGGTGTAGTGGCAAAAAATGCACCCGGTATCCTTGATGGTGTCAAGCCTGGCCTGTTGGACCTTGGCCTTGTTGCCCCTAGATCGCCAGTGCTTCATGCTCTGGAAACCTCAATCAAGAGAGATTGCAATGAACCTCTGGCCCGATGAGCTGCATCTGCTTGGCCTGCTCGAAAATGTGGAGAATGGATACGCATTGGCAACTGACGCTCCTTATGCTCAGCTGCTACCCCACGGTTACGCCACGATTCATTCCGGACAGGCCCTGCCGGGCAATCGGCCTGTGAGCCACTTGAAGCTGACCACCACCGGTAGTGAACGTCTCTACGTGCTTCGGGCGAAGCAGAACATGCCCAACCCGCCGCCGCCGCCGGCGAAGACTTACCTGTGATCATGCAGCCCTCCCCTGCTGCCGGCCGTTGACCATTCGCCAGTAGTCCGCGCGCACATCGTCCAGCATGACGTGCGCGTAGTGTTCACCGATCCATGCGGTGATGCCCTTGAAGAAGGTGGCGAAGTCCTCCTCCTCCATCGAATCGAAGGCCAGGGACTGGGCCACCTTCACCGGAATGGTGCGAATCTCCGGCAGCACGCCCGACAGCACCTTGCGCGCGCCGGCGCCCAGCACCGTCTCGGCCGCATCAAGCAGCGCTGCGATGACCGGGCTGGCGTCCATTTCCACTGTCTCGCAGCAGATGCCAGACTCGAGCTGCAGCTTCTTCAGCGCTGCGTGCGCGTCCAGGTCGCGGAACGCCTCGACGTTGTCCACCAGCAGATGCCCGACGACGTGGGCCAGGCGGTGGAAGGCTGCGTTGCGTGACGCCTTGATCTCCAGCCGATACTCGTGGCCCACCCGGTAGCCGCGGTCCTTGGCCAGCCGCCGGTCGATGTCGTTGCTGGGAGCGAACGCGCCAATCTCCTCGCCTGTGGCCGGATCAACCAGCCGCTGGCAGGTAGCGTAGATGGGCCTGCTGGCCCGTTTCGCACGAATCTTCCGCGCAGCTGCTGTCATCGCGGTCATGCGGCACCTGCTTGAGGTAGATGGGCGGCGAGGCCAGAGCGCTTCTTTCGAGGCGCTGCCCCGTTGCTGTCTTCATTGGCTGCCGACTGCTTCGGTTGCCAGTACTCCGGCAGCGTGGAGAAACGGAAGTACTCCGGTTGGTACAGCACACGGGCCATGCCGGGAGCGCCATCGCGTTGGATTGCCACGATCAGCTCGGCCGTGCCCTCCCAGCGGCTGTCCTTGTGATAGATCTCGTCGCGGTAGATGAATATCACTGCGTCGGCGTCCTGCTCGATGGAACCGGAGTCGCGCAGGTCCGAAACGATCGGCCGCTTGTCGCCCGGACGCTTCTCCACGTCGCGATTCAGCTGGCTCAGCAGCAGCACCGCGATATCCAACTCGCTGGCCAGCAGCTTCAGGGCGCGGGTGATGTCGCTGATGCCTTCGGAGCGGTTGTTACGAGCATCTACGTACATCAGCTGCAGGTAGTCGATCACCACCAGCGACAACTTCGGGTCCTGCGCTTTCATGCGGCGGACCTGCGCGCAAACGTGCTGCACCTTGGCGATGCGCGGGCGGCTGATCTTGATCGATGCCTCGCCGATTCGACGCGTCCACTCGGTTACGTTCTGCCAGTCGATCTCGTCCAGGTTGCCGCTACGCAGCTTGTTCCCGCTAATGCCAGCTTGGTTGCACAGCATCCGCTTGCCCAGCTCTTCCGGCTTCATCTCGAAGCTGAAGAACGCCACGGAGCGCTCCAGGCGCATCGCCACGTACTCGGCGATGTTCTGCGCCAAGGTTGTTTTGCCCATCTTGGGGCGCGCAGCCAGCACGTAGAGCCGGCCTGGCTGCAGCCCGTCCAGAATCACGTCCAGGTCCCACATGCCCACCGGCAGGCCACTGATGGCGTTGGGCGTGGAGGACGAACGGCTGAGCTGTTCGAACACGCGCGCCATTACCGGTGCCACGGGCTCAAGGTCGCAGGGCTCGTTGTCCAGCAGGCCGCCGATCCGGCTCTGTGCTTGGCCAACCAGGTCCAGCGCGCTACGCCCTTCCGGGCTGTACGCAGCGTCGATCAGCTCGTGCCCCGCGTCGATCAGGGAGCGGAACCTGGCCTTCTCCGCCACGATCTCGGCATAGGCACGCACGTTGGCCGCCGACGGCGTGTTGTTGGCCAGCTCGATGATGTAGGCGCCGTCGCCCACCAGCTCGAGCTGGCCAGTGGCCTCGAACCATTCGGAGATCGTCACCGCGTCGAACGGCTGACGCTTCTCGGCAAGCTGCAGGATGCAGCGCCACAGCAGCTGGTGGTCACGGCGGTAGAAGTGTTCCTCCACCAGGACGTCCTGCACCTCGATCAACGCGCGATTGACCAGCATCAGCGCGCCCAGTACGGACTGCTCGGCATCGATGCTGTGCGGCGGCAGGCGCAGGGCCTGCTGGTCACCGTACAGGCCGGCCAGGCGATCCGCTTCGCTTGGCTGTCCCTTCATGCCGCAGCCTCCGACGCAGCACGATCGGCCAGCTTCGCGATGACCGTCTCCCGCAACAGGTACTCGAAGTCGGGCCGCCAGTTCTCATGCGGCGCCGTGTAGGGGCCGGTCCCGTTGTGGAAGTCATCCTCTGCGGCCGTTTCGAAGTAGGCCTTCCAGAACTGCGGCGTGACCTTCTCGCTGCCGAACATCGCCTGGCACAGTTGCCGAACCGTCGGCAGCGCCCCCTCCACGGCCTTGAGCCGCGGCTTGTTCAGCACGGTGCACGCCGACAGCTGGCCGTGGGGCTTAGCCAGGATGGCGTTGTACGCGGTCTGCGCATCGGTGGCGATCTCACGGATCCGGTCCGCCCTGCGTGCCTTCAGTTCGTCCTTGGCGATCTGCTTCTTGCCCTGTCCCTTGGACTGGTCAGCGTTGTCCCCAAGCAGGTCCACGCCACCGGCGTTGGACGAATCCGAGCGAAGCGAGGAAGCTCTTTCCTGTTCCTGTTCCTGTTCCTGTTCCTGCTCCTGTTCCTGTTCCTGATTAGGCATAGCCTTTGGCAAAGGCTTTCCTGAGGCCTTCCCGAAAGCCTTATCGAATGCCTTGGTGAAAGCCTCTCCAAGTCCGTAGACAAAGGCTCTCAGGACTTCAAGTGCTTCCCACTTGAGGGCGCACTCGGGGATCAGATCGAACTCTGCGGCCCAGCTCAGCACCACGTTGGGCGACTCAGGCCGATTGTGATTTATTGCCTTGGGGACCCACACAACGCGGGCCTTGAAGTCGGCTTTGACCATGCCTTCCCGGAAGGCTTCCCCGAAGGCTTTGTCGAAGTCTTCGATATCCCAATCCAGTTCCTCAGCCATCGCGGCGCGACCAGCACGGAACAGCCCCGGGATGGGGCCGGTATGCGGACCGGTGATCAGGAACAGCCACAGACCCTGACCACAAGGCGGGATCGGGGTCAGGCGCCGGAACTTCTCGTCACCCCACGTGCGAACCTCCACCTTGCGGTAGCGGCCTTTTGCCTGACGGACTTCGGACTCAGCCATGGCGCAGCCCTCCGGTATGATCGGCAGACACCCGCCCAAGGACGATTGAAATGGCCGAACCCGTTGCAACGATGCTGAGCCGCATGGTCAAGGTGAAGACCGAGCGCCATGAGGACCATGCCAACAAGCTTCTTGCTGAAGGCTGGCGACTGCTTTCCGTGGATACTGTCCCAGTCAACGAAGGCGTCGACTCGTACGTCGAAGTGAAGTACGTCTTGGGCTTCCCAGGGCAGGATCCGTTGGAAGACTGATCCGCACCACTGGGTTCCAACAGCTGCAGGCACCCAGCTATGTGCCAGAGCGTGCGGACGACAACGAGGGCTTTCTCTGTAGCGTTCATGGGGTGTCCCCCTTTCTGGGTGGACACCCACCTTATGGCATGCCGGCGGCGACGCTGCACGCTAACTGCCGCGATGTGACCCGGGGTTACGCTCATACCCCACCCCGCTCCGCCGCTGCCTCTGCGTGCTGGCTGACCTGCACCAGCGCGGCCATGACCTGCTGGCAGGCACGCGCGATTGCGTCGGCTTCATTCGGCGTGATGCGGTTATCGGCCATCGCCTCCGAGACCAGCTCCGCGAGATCGCCTTTCGCGGCGGCAGCCGACAGCAATGCAGTGATCAGGTTGCCGGACTGGGGCGCATCGACGCGCTGAGCGATGAAGCCGTGTTCTGCGCATAGCGCGTGCAGGATCCGGTAATCACCGGTCCTACCCATCAGCGTGTCCGCTTCCTGCAGGCTCAGCAGGTTGCGATCGGTGTTCGGGTTGACCTTGCCGCGAAGCGTGGCGGCCGACATGCCCATCCTGGGCGGCAGGGCCTCACTGCCGCCCGGGTACTGGTGGACGGTGTCGTAGGCGGCATCAGTGACATTCATGGGCGGGTTACTCGATTGGAGACGGGGCGGCGACGGCGGCGCACGATGGCGCCATGGACAACGTCACATCAGGGATGAAGGGAGTCGCCCTCCTTGCGGTAGGCTGCGGTCACCACACGCACAGCCGATGCCCGCAAGGAGGGCGAAATGGAATTGCTGGATCGCGGGTTTCAAAGGGTGCTTCTGCAATCGCTCGCAGGTATCTACCCGGACAAAGCGGTGCCAAGTTCCTTGCCAGGTCACGGCGAGGGAAATCGTCTTCTCGTCAACGCCGCCTACCTGACCGAGCTCGGCCTGATGAGCGCGAACTTTGCAACGCTCGACCTGAACCGCCTGCTGCCGCCTTCCGCGGCCACCGCGTCGGCACCGCAACCCACGAACACCGGGCCGGCCGTGGATGCGCCGGTCGACATGTCACCGCTGCGCTCGTTGCAGGGCAAGTTCAACGTGCGCGT